GCTATGTCTGTAATTAATGTTGCCGCTTTATCAAAACCAAGAACAGACGCTAACAATATAATGAATGGATAGATTAACATGCCAGCTAACGCAAAGGCTGTAAACCTACGTTCTGCGTTCCTCTTTAAATCGCGGTCTATCATTTCTAATCTGCGATCTTCTAAGGCTAGTTTGTTCCACTCACTTGGTTCTATTACACCATTACCGTTTGTATCAGCCTTTTGGAACTCATTCATTTCAATGACCTCGCGTGAGTTATCGCCACTCTTTTATCTTTGGTGATTATAACAACTTTTCCATTTTTGTCATATACTATGTATTTTCCGCGTCTTTCTACCAAAATCACCGCTCTATCTTAATACAAACTACCTTACTACTGGTATTGGTCACTAATACTTTAGCTTCTGCTTTGGCCGATTTACAAGCTTCTTCACTGCTGTAACTACCTACATGGTAATGACTAAACTCTCCACTCACTAACTGCAACCAAAGTAATACCCACATCACCAGCGCCCTTGCCACTTACCCAAAGCATAGAAAAGTAAAAATAAAAGCCCACCGCTAATGCAGAATATTACTGCACCAATCGCAAAATTAATCGCTGCATCTATACGTTCTTGCTTTTTGTATAGCTCATCTTTGCGCTGTTTACGCATCCTTGCCTCAATAGCCAGAACTTCTTTCCAAGCACTAGGCCCATAGGTGAAGCTAATGTGGTCTTTTATCTCAGATCGCATCTGCTCCATTTTCTTTTTATTTGCAAATATTTCTAGTGCAGTTTCTTCATCACTGCCCTTAAATGTCTGTTTCCACCACGGTGGGTTTTTTTCTCTTTCTTCAAGATTAGTAAAATCAGAAAAAGCTTTGCCCCACTGTGACAAAGTTCCAGTCATTTCTTGAATATCCTTGCCCGTAGAAATAGCCGCACGTAGCGTTTTATACGCCCCTGTCGCCAAAGCTACACAGCTAACTGGGTCTACCATTACATCCTAGTCAGGATAGAAACCAGCATAATTATCATAGCGCCAGCAGAACCAACTATAACCATTTCTAGCCTTTTAATTCTAGTAATAGTTTCTTTCCAGCGTTCTTCTAACTGCGTTTCCACTTTGACTACCCTCTTATCTAATGATGCTAATGTTGGCTTACTCATGTTATATCATCCGTTATTTCTATTCTAATGTATCCATTATTAGGAAATGTTTCTATTGTAGTATCTGGATATGTTACCTCAAATTCACCTTGATATGAACCCACTGTATCAGTATCAACCGCCACCCAGTTATATTGAACTATTCCAGTAGCCTCGGTGACTATCTGTGCTGCCGCATCAACTGTGATTGCAGTTTTACCTATTTCCCTCATATGAAATCGGCAAGTTGCATTTGTTAAATCTACAGCATCACCATCACCGTTTTTAAGTGCAGCCCGTAAAGATGGAGTAGTGTCATTTTGCTTAATATGAAAACTCATTATGCGGCCTCGTTTATTTCTTGGACTAGTATAGCATCATTTGGTTGATCTTGCGATAGTTCCGCTGCATTTGCAACGCCAGCATATTCAAACCGCCTAGCACGGCCAGCACTCAATATAGCATCCTGACCAGTTAATACAAACGCATTTGGTACGTTTACGTCTATTGTATTTGCAATACCAGCGGCAAATCCCGTTAATGTAAATATGCCAGCTTGTGGGGCAATACTAATAGTTGGGTCTAATATAGCATCTTCACCCGTAAATGTGAATGTGCCAACATCAGCCGTTATAACTTGTGTTTCAATAAATGCGTTTGCTTGACCAGTCACCGTAAATGTACCAGTGCCGCCAAGTAATCTATTTGTTACTTTAATTGCAGCATCTTCAACACCTAATACAAACCTACCGACATCACCAAAAATACCTTCTGCAAGATCAAAATTATTGGCTTGACCAGTAAGCGTAAATGAACCAGCACCACCAACTAAAGCATTATTAATAAATAATCCTACGTCTTGGCCAGTAAGCGTATAAGTTCCATTATTCGCTGTTTTATTCGTAGCTATGTCTATATCTTGGAAAGTGTAGGTAAATGATCCAGCATCAGAAATCAGTGCGTAACCACGGTTAAATTCGACAGCCTGACCAGTTAGCGTATAAGAGCCGTTATCAGCCTCTAGGAATACAGTTGGGAAAATACCTATATCTTGGCCAGTTAATGTAAAAGAGCCTGTACCCGTGCTTCTATTTACGCTGTTGGCTATGTTTTGACCAGTTAAGGCAAATGCTTCAGCACCACCAGCTATTTTCACGCCAAATACTGCATCCTGACCAGTAACTGAATATGATACATGGCCAGCCTCTAATTTCTTATTTATTCCGAATGGTTGACCAGATAAGCCAAATGTTCCAACACCAGCAACCTTGCTGTATTGGTTGTTTATGCCTTGCGCTGTTACAATGTATGTACCTTGTGGCGCTACTAAAGAATATCCTTGCGGCAAGTCAGAAGCTTGGCCTGTAAGTGTAAATGACCCAGTGCCAGCAGTAAGCGGTCTAATTGCAGCTACATCACTTGTCTGCCCTGTTAGGGTAAAGCTACCAGCATTAGCAGATCTAGTAATAGTGAATGATACAGCTTGCCCAGTTAATGCAAAGCTACCAGCATCAGCAGTTATTTCGTATTCTTGAACACCAACGTCATCGGCCAGTGCTGCTGCTGCTATTGCGCCAAAGCCTAACATTGCTTACTCCTTATGGGGAAACTGGCCAATCCTCATCCGACAAATTTGGCCAAGCATCATCATCTGGCAAGTTTCTTAGCTCATTTCTGTACGTAGCCCAAGCGGTCTTGTCCTCATTGCTTAATGGGCTGTCATTCATCTGCGTCCAATCAGTATCATCTAAAAGTTTGTTGCGTTTAATTCTGTGGCCTTCGGCTGTCTTTGCGTCTAGCGTTGCCTGATATGCCGCCTCATGCTCTGCTTTGGTGGTCTTCTTGCCATCTTCATCAGTCGTGTCAGCATACATGTCTTTAGCTACATACTTCTCTACCCAGTTACCCTTTGCGTCTTGCTCAACACCATCACGTACACTTATCTGATATGCTGTCGTTGTAGCCGCTGGGCTTGCGAGTACTGGGTCTACGTTCATTGCGTCTAGCGTTGCTGCTTTCCACACTTTAGGCAATGACATGTTAGCAAAGTCTGCTTTCCATTGCCCTTGCGTTTTAACTTCGCCTGTTGTGCGTTCTCTATATTCTGACATCAGTTGATTTTCCTTTCGTCAGTTGATTATGCGATTGCATAAAAGATGTACGAAGTACCGTTTTCATTTGTGTAATATCCACTAGCGTCATGGACAACTTGAAAGCCACCGCTGTAGGGATCAATTTCGTCCAGACTTGAATACTGTGCGCCATTGTTGTGTAAGTATAACTGAGGCTCTGTGCCAGAATTTATCCCTCTTACACTATCGTATAAAATCCAAGGACCACTGCTACTTGTTTTCTTGATAAGAACAAACCTAGCACCACTACTGAAGCCACAATCAATGTTTTGTGTACCTCCGTTTCCAGTATAGCTTCCCACCTTGGATACACCTGCTACGGAAGCGAAAAGGTAGGCTATGTGACCATGACCACTTGGGCTATTTACGCTTTGATCAGTGCCAACGGTAAATACACTAGCAGTAGGAGCTGTGTCATTAAATCTAGTGCTATTTGTAGTTTCAGCATTAGTTCTACTTAGCATTAAGTATTTAGTAGCTCCAACATCTTTATGATAGACAATCCAATCTTCCGATGCCTCTCTATTCTTAATCCACATCATCTCAGGCACTACGCCAAGGTTATGGCTTACGGTTCTTGCGCTTCCTGTGCCTGTGTAAGCAACCACATCGAAAAAGCTAGGGGCTCGGCGGAAGGCGTAGTCAACACTGTCAATACCGCCTTGGAAAGATGTTCTAGTTACGCCTGTGTTGCTATCAAAGTTCATTACGGAAGATCGGTCGTCTTCAGCGCCAGTAGAGTTAAATCTAAGATCGCCAACTGTAAGTCTTGGTATAGATATACTGTCTCCGCCAGTCTTGGATTTGAAGAAGTAGAAATCAACAGGGAAGTTAGAATTTAAAGTATACCCACCAATATCTGTGGTTGAGCTATCGTCAATAGCAAAAACCTTTGTCGCATCTTCTGGTGCAGCTAGTGGGCCTCTGCGTATTGCCATGTAGATGTAGGTGTTGCCGTTTGTGTTAGTGTTTCCACCAGTATCCCTAATTTGAAAGCCTGTTGATGTAGGGCTTAAATGATAATCTGTATATTCGGCTGCGTTACTGTTTGCAGTTAAAACTTGGTCTGCACCTGCATTTGTTGTGCCA